ACCAGCAGGGGACTATATCGACAATCAAACACTTGCACTAGCGACGTAGGGGAGGTTTATATGAGCGACGAAATGCCGACTGCTCATGAGTACATAGTGCAGCTATTGCCGGCAGACATAATCTTCAAATGCGACGATGTCAAAGAAAAGATCGTGAGATGTCGAGATTGCAGATTTTGGGCAACGGAACATCATTTTTTTGCTGGTTGTGTTGGTAAAGAATTTAACCCAGACGGCTTTTGTTCATGGGGTAAGAGGAAGGAAGACGATGCGTAACTGCGAAAACTGTGTACACGCAAGATGTCTTCTTTCACCCGCGCCGCCGAAAATACCAGACGTATGGAAGTGCAAGGTACGGAATGGCTATATACCATTGCACCCCGTTTTGCGTGCACTCACATGTCGAGCGTATGAAAACAGATACAAGTTAAGAATTTAAGAAAAGGTGATCAAAATAAATGAAAGAGCAACATAGAGACCTGCTCGACGCACTCGATGCGATAGACCCTGCTGGACTTAGCTATCAAGAGTGGGTCGATTGCGGAATGGCACTCCATGAGTCCGGCTTTACGTGGCAGGACTGGGACGAGTGGAGCCGTCAAGACAGCGCACGCTACCATGAAGGCGAGTGCGAGCGTAAATGGAAGAGTTTCGGTAATGGTGTCGAGAGGGTTACCTCTGGCACCATTATTCAAATGGCAAGAGAAAGAGGATGGTATCCATCACAAGGTCCGGTACGAGCCATTGACTGGGGCGAGCCAATCATGGTAGGCGGCATTACGCCAGACTGGGTAGACGAAGAAGACGTCGATATTAACGGCGGCACGTGGCATCCAGCACGCGAGCTTTCGGACTACTTGCAAACGCTTTTCGACGATTCCGACCACGTATGCTACGTCAACGAGACGTACGAGAAAGACGGTCGGTATATGCCTAAGCGTGGACACTGGGACAGAACCGCCGAGCAGCTCCGCGAGGAACTATCGAAATGCAAAAACGATGATATTGGGGCTGTGCTGGGAGACTGGAACGAAAACGCCGGCGCGTGGGTTTGTTTTAATCCGATGGACGGTAAAGGACGAGGAAATCAAAACGTCACCGAGTATCGCTATGCACTGGTCGAATCTGACACACTTGAAGTCGAAAAGCAGCTTGGTATGATCAAAGCAATGAAGCTACCGTGCGCAGCAGTCGTCAGCTCAGGACACAAAAGCGTCCACGCTATTGTCCGAATCGATGCGGGGTCAGACTATGCACTCTATAGAAAGCGCGTAGAGAAGCTTTACCAGTACTGTGCGACACATGGATTTAGTCCTGACACAGCCAACAAAAACCCGTCACGTCTCTCACGTATGCCGGGCATTACACGCGCAGGAAACCGCCAGAAGCTCCTAGAGCTCAACATCGGCTGCAAAGATTGGGACGAATGGGAAGTATGGATTGACGAGTCGGAAGACGATTTGCCGGACGAGGTGGACTGTTCAGACTGGGACGAGCCTGTAGTGCTCAATGCGCCGCTTATAGGCACCGAGGACGCAGGACTGCTCCGGCAAGGACAGAAGCTTATCGTCACCGGTGATTCCAAGATGGGTAAGTCTTACGCGCTTATCGATTTGGCAGAAGCGGTGTGTACCGGTGGAGACTGGCTTGATATGCCATGTGCTAAAGGCAAGGTGCTCTACGTCAATTTGGAGATTGAAGCAGACGAGTTCAGACAGCGTTTGCATACCGTCTGGAATGCACGTCGCGACCATGCTGACACAGAAAAAGTAAATAGTCTGCGCCAAAACTTCTATACGTGGAATCTGCGCGGCAAGGCGCGTCTTATGAAAGAGCTCACACCGCTTCTTATCCGGCGCGTGCTCAAACACGGTGAGTCCGGTACTTTCGCGATGATTATTGTTGACCCGGTCTATAAGGTCAACGGCGGAGATGATAACGATTCTCGCATGGTGGCAGAGTTCACCAACGCCATCGACCGTATCACGGAAGAGTGCGGATGTGCCGTAGTCTATGCGCACCATCATCCAAAAGGCACATCAGGACAGAAAAAAGCAATGGACCGCATGAGTGGCTCTGGTGTCTATGCGCGTGATGCAGACTCCATGTGTGACTTCACACCGCTAGAGATTCCGGAGGAGTTCAGAAAGACGCATCTTTCCGGCGCTCCGGCGTATCGCGTGTCGATGACGACACGAAGCTTCCCAACACCTCCGGAGAAAAACGTCATCTTCTCGTGGCCAAGGTTCTATCTTGATCCGACGGGGAAGCTATCGAGGTTCGAGACAGAAGGGGCGGATCCGTTCTCCAAAGCAAAAGAGACACGTAAGAGAGAAAGCAATCGTGTCAAAAAGGAAGCCGCAGAGCTTCTGCAAAATGCTTTTGATAGAGCAATAGAAAATGGTTGTGGCGGTGAAGAAGGATACGTCTCAATGGGTGATCTAGTCGAGTATATCGGCACGAGAGATGATGGCGAGAAGCCAAAAGACCGCACCATTCGCGATTGGATCGCTAAAGAATGGTCTCCTCTTGGTAAGAAGTCCGTTGAGTACATCGGCTATAAAGGGAAAACCAGCACTAAAACCGTCTATTTTGACCGTATGAAAGAAGCCGAAAAAGAGTTTTGGGAAGACGAAAAATAGGCTAGGCGGTGAAGTGCGGCGGCGTCTCTTATATATACGTAGGTGTTACCTACTACTCGTAGTGTCGTATCACTCCTGTGTGAAGGTAGGTCGTATGCACGGATGTGCGCATAAATGCGCGCACATCCTTGTGCGCAGAGCTACAGCATACGCCCCCCCTCACAGCATAAGTAATTAAAAGCCGCCGCCTGATGCCAACAATCAACAAAAGTGAAGAAGGTGATTCGCGTTGAAAGACGCAAAAGTGATTCGCGCGTTTCTGCCAATAGAACCTCCGAAGGTGACGCACAACGCGCTCGAAGCATATGTTATTGGTGGAGGACCAAGGAAAGGCAGAGCCGCCATCAGAAAGTCAAACAGGCTCAAGGATGCGGAAGACGAGCTGTGTTCGTGGATACGTGCGTCTGTTGGAAAGGACATAGAGACTCTGCAAAGCCCGCTTAGGCTCACTGTGAGATGGATGTTCCCAGAAAGCATGAAGCACAGAGACGGCGAACCGCACACAGGAAAGCCCGATATGTCGAATATGTTGAAGACGTTTGAAGACTGTCTCGTGAGATGCAATGTTATCGATGACGACAGGGGAATTATCGACGAGCATCTAAGCAAAGGCTACGCAAAGACATACGGAATATTTTTCAAAGTAGAGGAAATCAGACGAGATTTTGCAGGTAAAGTAGGTGATAGTCGATGACAGCACAAGAGTGGTGGGAGAATGTAAGGAATGCAAGTCTGTCAATTTCTTCTGCACGTATCAGGCTAAACGCTATGAGAGAGCCTAGGAGCGCGTCTAATGGCTCTGGAAGTATCGGAATGACTTCTGACCCTACAGCAAGTGTTTCAGTCGCTATAATGAGCGCAGAGGAAGCTCTCGCGCGACTTGTGAGGGAGTTGGAGAAGACGATTGACGATGGTTATAAAGCGTGTCATACAATCGGGCTTGCCGTCAGTCAGGATGCAGCGCTTGTGATGCAGCTGTATTTCGTGGACGGAAAAAGCTGGAGTGAGACGAGTCGTATCGCGCATATGTCGCGCAGTTCATGTCTTAGGATGCGTAATCAGGTTTTCGAGTTGACAGATGATATAGGAGTGGCGCGGCTTGTGAGTGGATGGGGTAGCGTCTAGAAAGTTGGAACTGTTTGGTACTAGTTGGAACTGTTTGAAACTTGAAAAGACTAGGAAAAGCGATATTGTGGTATCGTCAGGTGTGACTGACAGAGAATGACTCGGTAAAGCCCTTGCGGATGCGCAGGGGCTTTTTTCGTATGAAAAGGAGGCGAGTCGATGGCTGCTAATTTGCAAAATCTTAAGAAACCAACCGCGGAGGAAGCTCGAAGGCTAGGTCGTAAAGGCGGAAAGGCTTCCGGAAAGGCTCGCCGCGAGAAGAAAGACATGCGCGAGACGTTCCTTGAGATTCTCGATATGCCAATGAAGGCGGGAAAGCTTTCAGACGCCAAGACGCTAGAAGGGCTTTTAGCAGCTAAAAATCTACGTGCCGGTCAGAAGATGGCGCTGAAGATTTTGGCGCAAGCACTCGACGGAGATGTACGCGCGGCTGAATTCGTCCGCGATACGTCCGGACAGAAGCCTGTACAACAGATGGAAGTATCCGCCAACGCTAAGGAAGCCAGCGCAGCGTTTAAGAACTTGCTTGACGAGGTAGACAGTGGAGAAGGATAGAGCACTTGCACACCTCCTCAAACAACATCCGGTAAGGCTTGCCCATATGCTTGGCTACGACCTTCTGCGCGAGGGACTCCACGACATGTGGATTCGAGATATTGCATACGGCAAACATGACATGACATTGCAAGCGCACCGTGGCTCATACAAGACAACAAGTCTTGAAGTTGCTTTGTGGGTGATCATGCTTACACAGCCGGATAAAACCGTTGGATTTCTTCGCAAGAGTGAAGCTGATGTGTCAAAGGTCTTCTCAGCGGTTGAAAAGATGCTGCGTGCTGATGTGACGCAAGACATCGCCGAGATTATTTATGGGCGTCCCGTGAGAGTTACTACGGCATCATCTACGGAGCTATCGTGTGATATCGCGTGCAATGTATCAGGTGTGTCGCAAGTCTCGGGATACGGTATTGGAGGGTCGCTTACAGGCAAGCACTGGGACATTGTTTGCACAGACGATATTGTGACGGTGCGTGACAGATACTCACGAGCAGAGCGCGAGCGTACAAAGCAGACTTATCGCGAGCTCCAAAACGTCAAGAACCGCGGCGGGCGTATCGTTAACACCGGCACGCCTTGGCACAAGGATGATGCTTTTCAGCTGATGCCTGAGCCTGTGCGGTGGCCTTGGGACAAAACGGGGCTTATTGTACAAAAAGAAGCCGAGACGCTTAAGAAGAAGATGACACACTCACTCTTCGCGGCGAACTATGAGCTACGGCATGTGGCTGAGGAAGGTGCGGTATTTGAGGGTGAATGCCAGAGCTTTACCAATAAAAAATTGCTCTACGACGGCGTGATGCACGTTGACGCGGCTTATGGCGGCAAGGATGGCACAGCCATTACGTGCATCCAATGGCGAGATGGTGAGCCATACGTTCATGGTGAGCTGTACCGCGAGACGCACGTCGATAAGTGCATGGCGCGCATCTTGGAGCTACATCGAGAGCTGAGACTTGGCACAGTGTACATGGAGAAGAACGCGGATAAAGGTTACGTTGCCGACAAACTCGAAGGTTACAGATTGCCTGTATCGACTTACCAAGAAACAGAAAATAAGTTCATTAAGATCTCAACGTTTGCACGGGGCCAATGGTCGCACTTGCACAGGCTTCAAAGCAGTGCAAAAGCGTCGCGTGAGTACTGGGACGAAGTTATGGACTTTACTGAAGGCGCAGAGCACGACGACGCACCGGATTCTTTGGCGTGCGCTATCAGACTGCATGATAACGCGCCTGTTATCCATCTATTCAAAGGAGGTATCTAGTGGCTACCGAGAACGCAAACGCCGCTACATATGAGCCTGTCGGCGGCTATCGTTTGCCGGAAGGTGTCGAGCTAACGGCGGATAAGCTCGTCAGTATCCTGAGCGATTATCGAGCTAACCAAGTGCCGCGCTTGATGTGTCTGCGCGACATGTACGAGGGCAAGCACTCAATCTTAAGCCAGAAGAAGAAGGCGGACTATAAGCCTGATAATCGCCTGGTGGCCAACTTCGCAAAACAGATTGTCGATTCGATGGTCGGCTACTTCATGGGCGTGCCTATCCGCACGACTGCAGACGATGAAGTCATGGCGGATTATCTTGAGGTATGGGGAGCGCTCAATGACTCCGATGATATGGACGCAGAGCTCTCGAAGATGGCGGATATCTACGGCGTGGCGTATGAGCTGATGTGGCGTGACGGGCAAGCCCAGGCACGCTCGACTACAGTTAGCCCCATGAATTGCTTTGTTATCCGCGATGACACGGTGGAGAACCGTATCATATACGCAGTGCGCTTCTGGATGGATGACAACCGTTTTGACGACCAGACAGACGCTATCCGCGGCACGCTCTACGATGCGGCTTATGAGACACCCTTTGAGTTCTTAGGTTCGTCTGTCCACTTTGGCGAAACTATCGCCCATGGATATCCTGATGTGCCAGTGGTTGAGTATCTTGATAACGAAGAGCGGCTCGGGTTGTTTGAGGGCGTCACATCGCTTATTAATGCTTACGACAAGGCTATCAGTGAGAAGGCTAACGACGTTGAGTATTACGCCGATGCGTATCTTAAAGTGCTTGGTGCGGTGCTTGATGAAGAGACGTTGAAGTCCCTTCGGGACAACCGCATCATCAATTTGTCGTCGCGTGATGCGCAGAACATCATTGTGGAATTTCTCTCAAAGCCCGATGCGGATAACACACAGGAGCATCTTATCGACCGCCTGGAGCGTCTCATTTCTACGCTCTCAATGACAGCTGATCTGTCTTCTGAAAGCTTCAACACGAGCTCCGGCATCGCCATCAAGTACCGTCTTCAGGCTATGAGCGACCTCGCCATGGTCAAGGAGCGTAAATTCCGCCGTTCCCTGTCCAGGCGTTGGCGCTTGCTCTGCGGATACGCTGCAAACATCAGACTTTCGAACACAGCATGGACAACCGTCCGTGCGACCTTCACACGTAACCTGCCAAGTAATCTGCTGGAAGAGTCTCAGATTGCTGGCAACCTCTCCGGCATTACATCCGAGGAAACGCAACTCTCCGTACTTTCGTGCGTGGATTCGCCGCGTGCTGAAATGCAGCGCATGGCCGATGAACGCGAGGAGCAAGCGGCCGCGCTGGTGCCTGCGCGCACCGATGAAGCAATAGCTTAAAACACACAGACAAGAACATAAGGGAGGGTAAGCGTGGATTCAGCGTCTTACTGGAGCGAGCGCCAGCGTATCGCAGATGCAGCTATGGAACGTGACGAGCGCTTACTTTCCGAGCGCGTGAGACGTGTCTATGAGCGTGAGCTGAAAGACCTTGATAGGCAGGTGTCCGATTACTACAAGCGCTATGGTGAAGATAACGTCATTGCTTATCGTCACCTTATGGAGACACTCGACCAGGCAGACCGCGATTTGCTTATTCGTGATTGCGACAAGTTTTTAGTGACGCATCCGGAGATGACAAACATTGTGGATGTACGCAAGAGTATCTACAAGCTAAATCGCCTGGAAGGTCTTCAGGCGAGCGCAAGACTACGGCTCTATAGTGCTACTGACGAGGTTTCAGGAGCTGTGACCGACCATCTGGCAAAGCAAGCTCTAAGAGGAGCTAACACCGCGGCTCAGGCTATGGGCTTTGGCAAGAGCTTCTACAAGCTTGACAATGATTTTATTCGGCGCTTTGTAGATACGCCCTGGACAGGCGGAGCAAGGTATTCTCAGCGTATTTGGGACAATGCCGATACGCTGGCTGCATACGTCGGGCAAGACATGGCCAAGGCTTTTGCGCGCGGAGATTCCTACGAGAGAATCGCTAAGGCACTCTCTAAACGCTTTGTAGACGTGCCGCAGTCATCGCTTATGCGTCTGGTCTACACAGAGGGTACCTACACAAGCCGGATAGCACAGGCGGAGGAGCTGAAGCGCGAGGGGTTTGAGGAATACACCGTTGAAGCCGTCCATGATGGACGGACTTGTGAAGAGTGTCACGGTGTCGAGGGTAAGACTTTCCGCTTTGATGATGCAGAGCCTGGCGTGAACTTCCCACCGCTCCATCCATACTGTAGATGCCAGATTGCTCCTGCCGTTGAGGATTGGGACGCTTGGCAACAGAAGCAGCTCGACAAGAAACAAGCGGAGAGAGCGGCCAAAGCGGTAGATGATAAAGGAGGAAGAGTAGAAAAACACTCTAAAGCCAATCATTCAGCTGACGTTTATCGGGTGCTTGGTGATGATGAACTAAAGGTAATCGATGTTCGCATTGAGAAGGCTGACCCTAAAGCGAGAGAGTTGTATCTTAAGCATGAGAGTGAGTTTAAGACACCTATTAAAACTAAAAACAAGCAGTCGTTTTATCGTCCGTACACAGGCCAGGTTACATTAAATGTACACGAAACATTTGGTGGCAGTAAGATTGAACCTGGTGATACATGGTTTCATGAGTTTGGGCACAACATAGACTTTAAGCATGGAAAAACAGAATATCATTCACTATCACACAGTTTTGAAAATGGAGCGTTTAGTAAAGCTCTTATGGAAGATGTAAAAAATGCGGAAAAAAGAACTATGGAACGCCTTGTTAAAGATTTACCTAACATGATAAAGAACGATCCAAATGGTGCTACAAAGGCTTATATAGCAGGAATGATTAAGCCGGAGGATTACCGTGCTTTCAAACGAGGAGACATAACAATCGAAGAGGTGGTTTCTAGATTAAGAAAACCAAAGATATCGAGCGTAAGAGGTTGTCTTTCTCAAGAACTAGCGTCTCTTCCTTCTGCCGAACAAGCAGGAGTATCAGACATGTTTGAAGGTGCCACACATGGCAAGATAAAAGGACGATGGGGTCATGGTCCAGGATATTGGGATAAAGAAAACAAGGCTTTATCACAGGAAGCTTTTGCAGAAATGTTTGCAGGATCAATGGGGTCTGATATATCATTGGGAAAAATCAAAGAGTATTTTCCTAATGCATATAAAGTTTTTGAGAGAATGATCGAGGTGATGTTAAATGACTGATGAAGTTCTTAAGGCTATGGATCTCTATGAAAGTAAGTTTCATGGCTTGTTTCCTCTTATGATATTCCACGGAACTGATCAGGAAATCATCGATGAGATTAATTTATGCATTGAGAGAAATGCTCCATATGATCCATACGAAGACCCGGAAGTGCCAGAGGACGCGATTTTTTAATCACAAGGTTTTTTACTTTTCTCAAAATTAGAGCCACTCGAAAGGGTGGCTTTTTTGTTACCTCGCTAAGGAGGTGAACCTATGCCCAAAGTGATGATCTATGTCGCTGATTGGTGTGCGCTATGTCGCTCCACGATTCGACGCATTGTGCCACAACTGTCGGAAGAAGACATCGAATATGTAGTAGTAGATGTCGGCTGGCATCCGAACGATGCGAAGGAGCGAGACATTGAACACTTGCCGACGATATGCGTGGTCGATTCCGGCGAGAACGAACTTATGCGCTGTCGAGGATGTCCGACAGATGAAGTTCTGGAAAAGATTATTGAATTGTGTATTGAGAGCGACTAGGGATAGTCGCTTTTTTAATGCGGACCAGGACGGGAAGTCACTAAAAGCTCGTGAGAAAAGGTACGCCGACAGCCTGGGAATGTCGGGAGAAAAGGAGATGCCATGGAAGGCGATAACAAGACTGCAGTCACACCGAACACAGAAGATCCTAAGCAACAGCCAGCAGCGACCACACCACAGGGTGCAGGCACTGATCCGAAGCAGCCGGAAGGCGGAGACAAGGGCGATAAAGGAAGCGAGCTGAAATATACAGACGCAGATGTGGACGCCATTATTGCCAAGCGCTTTGCTAAGTGGGAAAAGCAGCAGGAAGCAAAGGTCGCAGAAGCTGCCAAACTGGCTGAGATGAATGCTCAAGAGAAAGCTGAGTATGAGCGTGATCAGCTACAGAAGGAGCTTGACGCTCTTAAGCGTAAAGACGCTGTAGGTAGCATGGTTGCAGAATCGCGCCGTCAGCTTAAAGAGTGCGGTATCAGTGTGGACGATGCGCTTATTGAGCGTCTTGTGGGCGAGACCGCTGAAGAGACTAAAGCTTCCGTAGACGCATTTTCCGAATCATTCACTGCGGCGGTAGACGCTGCCGTAAAAGCAAAGCTCGCGGGACAGGCTCCCAAAGCGGGAGTCGGTGCCAAGGCCATGACCAAAGAAGAGATCATGGCCATTAAAGACACCGAGCAGAGACAAGCTGCTATCCGTGAGCACAGAGAGTTGTTTGAGTAAACATCAAAACAGAAAGGGGCTAATATGCCTGCTACAAACGTTTCCTACCCTGAGACTGGTGCGACCAAGACCGCCGACATCGCACCTGAAATCACTATCGATTATGTCAACCGTTTTACAACCGGCATCCAGAAGCTGCAAAAGCTTCTCGGGGTCTCCAACCTGGTACCCGTGCCGGAAGGCGGCACCATCCGCACTTTTAAGTACACAAGCGACATTAAGAAAGGCAATGTGGCCGAGGGTGAGTACATTCCTCTGTCCTCTGTGAAGCGCGTACCTGACCAGACCTATACCCTCTCGCTCAATAAGTGGCGCCGCAACACCACGGCAGAGGCTATCCAGTCCAAGGGTCGCGCTCGTGCTATCAATGACACGGATTCCCGCCTTATCGCTGGTATTCAGGGTCTTGTGAAAGATGACCTGGTAGCTGCTGTCACTGGCACCACTAAGACTTCCAAAGAGGGTAAGACTCTGCAGGAAACACTCGCCAACATGTGGGGCGCGCTTGAGGTTGTCTTCGAGGATTATGACGGCTTTGATGCTGAGACAGGAGACGCAGGGAAGTATGTCTTCTTCGTCAATCCTACTGACATTTCCTCTTACCTTGGCACTGCAACTGTGACCACGCAGAATGCTTTCGGCTTTGGCTATCTTGAGGGCTTCCTCGGGCTTGGAACTGTCATTGCAACTGCCAAGGTCGCAGCGGGTACCATCTATGGCACCGCAGCTCAGAACCTTAACATCGCCTATGTACCTGCTAACGGCGGAGACCTTGCTCAGACCTTTGGTCTTGTAAGCGACGCTACAGGCATGATCGGCATGACGCACTCCATTGTGACGACTAATGCCACTGTCGATACGCTTGCCATGGGCGGTTTGAAGATCTTCCCGGAGATCTCTGACGCCGTACTCAAGGGCACTATCAAGACCGTCTAAGGAGGTAGCGTATGGATATGCTTAGCCGCGTAAAAGCTCGTCTTGGTGCGTGGGAGGATATGCCGTCTGATACATGGCTGAAAGAAGCTATCCAGACGCTTTCTGACCGCGTATGTATGCGTGTAAGCGTGTCTACGCTCCCGGTGCCTGCTGAGTCTCTTGTGGTCGATGCGGCTGTGAAAATGGTCAATCGACGCTTTGACGAGGGCATTACGTCTGAGTCAGAGGGGCAAGGCGGCACTATGGGATTGCAATTCGTAGACGATGTGCTCGCTGAGTATGATGCTGAACTCTCCGCTCTTGCCGATATGGCGAGGGCGGAGGGCACCTCCAACCTCCCCAAAGTGAGGTTTCTATGAGGTGGCGGATGTGTGAGCTTATCGAGCTTAGAGACACGGGCAAGCGGGACAAGCTTGGGAACCACATCAAAGAGCGCGTAGTGCTCGGAACCGCGCGTGTAAGAGTGTGTCCTGTGGGAGTTCTTGCTACGCCTAATGAGGGGAACGACTACAAGGCGGGTGATTTAACGCTCATTACAATTACGCCGCTTAAAACGGCTCTCAGAGCGTCGCTTGTACGTTTCCCGGTTACTGAACCAAGTAATGCCTATGAAGTAGTTCAAGTATCAGAGCTCGGGCGACGGCGCGTACTAACGCTTCGCCTGCAGAAAGGCGGTGTGTCATGAGTATTGATATCACGCTTGATGCAGACGACTTCACCGCCAAGCTGACAGACCTCCAAGAACTAAGAGTCGATACAGCCATCAAACGTACAGTAAACGAGGTTGCCGAAGATCTACGCAACATCACTCCGCGGCGTACCGGTGAGTTGGTCGGCTCCATTCGTCAGTCTGTCGGTAAAAGCGAGGGTGAAGTCGGCTTTACGAGCGAATACGCTCCGCATGTTGAGTATGGACACCGCCAAAACGTTGGCCAGTACGTCCCGAAGCTCGGTAAGCGCTTAAAGGCTCCATTCGTGGAAGGCCAGCACTTTTTCTCTTGTGAGATGGAAGCTACGCGCCGCGTTCTCAAAAAGCGCATACAAGACTTGCTGAAAGAAGGTGGTATGTAATGCAAAAGACATTAAAGCGTCTGCCACTCTCTGAGCTTATTGCAGCTGTCGTGGCGCAGGTGGAAGACTCTACCGGTCTTCGGTGTGTAACGGATGCGAACAATGAGTCGTCACCTTTCTATTCGATTGGTGCGGTAACAACGCGTCCGGATAAGTCTAAGACGATGTATCTGGACGTATTCACACTGCAGATACACGCCATTTCAAAGCCCGGCGAGACTCGCGAAGAGGTTTTTGAGATGCTTGATGCGCTCTCAGAAGCTATGAGCACGCGCGTAGAGCTTGCGTGTCCGTACAGAGTCGTGCGACAGGTCGATGACGGTGTGCAAACAATTAAGCGAGACGAGACGGGGGAGTGGCACGCAATATCTGAGTTCGAGATTACTGTCTCGTATGGACTAATTATTAAATAAAAGAAAGGGGCATATCATGCCAGAAGGAACACAATCTCCAACTGCATATGACAGTGGCGCGTACTGCGATACTGGAGCAGGTGGCGTAGCTGCTATTAGCGGAGCAGATGTATTGCTTGGTCTGTTTAACGCCGACGGAAGCAAACTGCTTGCCGTCTCCGGAGAGAAGGATCACAAAATTTCGCTTTCCGCAGATACCACAAGCGTTTCGTCTAAGGACGTAAAAGGTGCATGGAAGATTCAGCGCGCTTCTACACGCTCTTTTGAGGTGTCTGTTGACACTATCGTCGTTAAGGATGCCGAGAGCGACAAGTTGATTCGCCAAGCATTCGAGGAGGGTACGGCGCTTTGTATCAAGGAGTTCTATGACGATAAGGACTTCACACCCATTGGCGGCGGCTCTGTATACGTGACGAAGTACGAAGCTGATTCTCCGTCTGATGACGTGCGTACGGCTTCTGTCTCGCTTTCCGGTAGTGGTAAGTGGACGTGGTTTGACATTGATGCAGCCGCCAAGGCTAAGGCAATTACCAAGCCATCTAATCGCACAGCCGCTAAGTAAGCGAAGTAACTATTCAACTAACAATTCGGGGTGCCTTAGGGCGCCCCGTTTTTCGTATAAGGAGTAAAAAATGGCAGAACCAACTACCTTTGAGGTTGAAGGCGTTCAGTATGAGATTGTCTATGCGCTGAAACGTATCGAGATGGCAGAAGCAGCGATGGGCAACAAGTCCATCATGGCAGTTTTTAATAGTGATTCTCCAACCATCAGAGAGCTCGTGACGATGCTCGCCTACGGCATTCGCGAGAGTGGCCGCGCGGTTTGGGTTAATCCTACAAAAGGCATTGAGATTGCGGAGAAGCTTATCGAGACGAAAGAAGGCGGATATGTTGATGCCATTAACATGTTCGTTGATGCAGCGCAGCGTGACTGCGCTTTTTTATTCCCGAAAGCCTAAAGCGTCCACGCTGGAAGCGTCATGGCGAGAAGTCTAGCCAGCCACAGACTAGAGAGTCTAAAGATGGCGTAGACGAATCAGAAAAGCTTTGGGCATGGGCGGCAGTGCGTTTTGGATGGCTCCCTTCGCAGTTTGCAGAGCTTACTCCTTCACAGCTCGTCTTGCTAAAACGAGCGCGTGAAGATTACGAGGTTTTAGCGGTATCTGCTGTGCGTGATGCGATAGGCAATGCGCTTGCGAATGCGTATCAGAAAAAGAGCTCAAATCCGATTCCGCTTTTTGACGAAATCGACTATGACAAGCCGGCGCGCACTATGAGCACCGGCGAAGCAATGCAGAAAATGGCGGCTCTCGAGAAGATCGAGGGACGCCGTAATTTTTTAGAGAGGGGGTAAACCCTCGTGAGTGATTACACTCTTAACGCGAAAATCACGGTAGACAACTCCCGTTTTGTAAAAGGCATGGAAGAAGCTAGAGCGGCTACCGAGCAGCTAAAGCAGAGTGTCGGCAAGACTTCGCAGCAGACATCAAGCGAAGCAGGCAAAATGGAATCTTCCGTGTCTTCCAGTTGGGACAGGCTAAAAACGAAAGCACAGAATGGCTGGCAAAGCGTCTCCAGTGCGGCTGTAGGCGGTGTGTCTCGAGCGTGGAATGCAGTACGCACAAATGCGTCAGAGCTTGTCGGCGTGATGGGCAATGTCGCAGGCGCAGGAGTCGCAGCAGTGGCGGGAATTGCCGTACAGGGCGGCTTTGACCGTGCTCTTGCTATTGACAACGCCAAGAAAAAGCTCGCTGGCTTTGGCCACGATGTGCAAGACATTGAGTCCATTATGAACTCAGCTACGACTGCTGTGCGCGGTACGGCCTTCGGTCTTGGTGATGCTGCCACCACGGCTGCTACGCTTTCCGCAGCAGGCATCAAGTCCGGCCAAGACATGACGAACTCCCTGCAGTCTGTCGCTAACGTAGCGTCAGCCGCGGGGCGTGACTTTAACAGCGTCGGCACTATCTTTAGTTCCGTGGCCGCTCGCGGCAAGCTCATGGGCGACGACATGCTGCAGCTTACGAGCTCCGGCGTGCCGGTGCTTCAACTCCTTGGTAGCTACCTCGGCAAGACTTCCGAAGAAGTCTCCGACATGGTGTCTAAGGGTCAAATTGACTTCCAAACGTTCTCAGATGCTATGCGCGTTGGCTTGGGCGATTCTGCTCAGGCTTCTGGCAATACCTTTCAAGGTACGGCGGCAAACGTCCGCGCGGCACTCTCGCGTATGACTGAGCCACTTATGAACGGTATTATTCAGACGGCTGTTGGAGTATTCAAGCAGCTTGCCCCGGCGATTGATGGCATTACCAAGGCAATCGGTCCCGTTATGCCTGCGCTCGCTCCGGTAATTGCCGGTTTTGTGGCTCTCAAGGGTCCGGCTGCTCTTGCTGGCGTCATTGCGCACATACCTGTACTTTCCGGAATGCTCGGACCTTTGTCCGGTGGCCTGTCGGCACTCTCTGGTCCCGTAGGCATCGCTGTGGCGGCTTTCCTTGCGCTTGCGGCCACGAATACCGATGTGCAGAATGCGCTCGGTGAGATTGACTCTGTGCTCGGTGCTATAGGCTCCGATATCGCGTCAGCATGTGGTCCGGCTCTGCAGTCGCTCTGGGAGTCATTCCAGAAGATTGGTGATGTGGCCGGAGGTATCGTTGTAGCAGCCCTGCAAGGTATCGCTGATGTGCTTGGTAGGCTCTACGATACAGGAGTTGTATCGTCTGCCATTGGTGGTATTGCAAATGTTCTTGCTGCCGTAGCTGACGCTGCGGCAAACTTCGCGCAGACGGCAGCACCGTACATTACAGGTGCTATCGATGTAATTGCCGATGCTTTCTCTAGCGCAGCAGACTTTATAGCGCCATTTATTGATTGGCTGACAAGTGCACAGGGCGCAGGCGAGACTTTCCAGAACGGCCTACAAGTAGTTGTTGACTGGTTTACATCGACCTTTGCGCCGGTATTCGATGCGGTGCAGCCAGCTATACAGATGTTTAGCGATGCGTTCGCGACAGTCGGAGATCTCATTACAGGCACCGTCATTCCAGCATTTGAAATGGCGTGGCCAGCAATACAGGTGGTTGGGCAAATTCTTCTCGGCATCGCGGGAGTTATCGGCGGTGTCGTGCTTGCGCAGCTTCAGATGCTCGCTAACTTCGTCGGTACCGCGCTTGGCACAGCCTTTACGGTAGCGTCGTCTGTAATTACGGGTGCTATGACGGCTATTTCCGGCATCATCCAAGCGGTTATCGGAGTTATCCAAGCTATTGTCGGTACATTTGTCGGCATTTTCACAGGTAATTGGCAGATGGCATCAACCGGCGCGCAAAACATCATGAACGGCTTGTCCGGAGCGTTGCGTGGCATTATGAACGGCATTTTAGGCGCAATAACAGGCGTGCTTAACGGCATCGAAAGCGCCTTCTCAAACATCCTGAATGGTGTTGCCAGTACGGTATCAAGTATCTTTTCCGGCATTGCAAACACCATTGGCAATATCATGGGCAATGCAAAAAATACCGTCTCGAATGGCCTAAATGCCATTGCCAATTTCTTCCGTGGGCTGCACATTGAGTTTCCGAAGATTAAGCTCCCGCATTTCCATATTTCCGGCAGTTTCTCACTTACTCCACCATCAGTCCCAAGCTTGGGCATTGAGTGGTATTCAAAGGGCGCTGTACTCACACAACCGACTATTTTCGGAATAAATGGGTCTAATGCCATGGTTGGCGGAGAAGCAGGTCCAGAAGCAGTCGCTCCCATTGACACCTTGAAAGGATATATCGCTGATGCGGTATCAGTAGATGATACGGGAACGATAACTCTGGTTGAGGAGGTGCGAGCTCTGCGCGAAGACGTGCGAAATATGAAGCTTTACATGGACGGAGAAGAAGTCGGCGGAGTTATCGCTCCGGAGATTGATAAACGTCTCGGTGAGTATAAGGTGGTGGCAAGCCGATGAAGTACGAAGGTTACGAGATTACAGTAGACGGTACACCACTGTGTGAGACGTACGGACTTGTGCTTGACAGCTACTCTGACAAGCCGCCAGCGCCTAAAACGGCCAAGGTGGCTATACCAGGGCGTGACGGCACTTTAGACTTGTCAGAGTGGCTTACAGGCGCTCCTATCTACAATGACAGGACGATAGAGTGCATCTTGTATCCAATCGAGACGTTTAATTGGCTGGATATCGAGGATTGCTTGACGCGCTTTCGTAATTTCTTACATGGTCGGCGTTTTAGCTTCGTCCCATCGTGGGACGCTGACTACACCTACACCGGTCGCTTTAGCGTTGCTACGCAGAAGCTCTACGACCAGACAGTAGAGATCAAACTGCAAATTACCTGCGAACCGTACAAGTCAAAAGGCATCATCGAGTATCTCCTTAACGGCGAACTCGGCAAGACTTACACAATCGGCGGTCCTGCAAAAGAGACGGTACCTATCGTCACATGTACGTCTCCCACCATCATCAACCTAAATGGTCAAAGCTTTGCTTTTGAGCCGGGAAAATGGACGAACGAAGACATGGTTTTGCACCACGGAAAGAATATCGTCCATGTAAACACGACGCTCGATTATGGCAAAGCTGTATGGGCGGACTATACAAAAGATACGTGGGAGAAGTACGCAGGTTTCCGCCTAGGGTATCTCGTACGAGCCGGTACTAATCGCTTGAAGTCCCTTAAATGGTCTGAACTTAAAGTAAGGACATGGGGCAAGCTACACGGTACATGGCATGAAAACATCTACGTAGGCGATACAGAAGCCCACGAAGGCAATGACGTAAAGCTTACATTTGAGTGGAAGGACATCTAATGTCATCAAAAACTAAGAATATGGGCTTAACCAAGCCCGATGTTACAGACGAAATCCAACAGAGTATCAAGGACATCGCTAAGAACTTCGACCTGCTCGATGCTCTCTATCCGGTAGGCAGTATCTACCAGTCTACCAAGCCGACTGACCCCGGAACCTTCCTCGGTGGTACCTGGTCACCCATCAACGGCGTCTTCCTTTTGGCGCAGTCTCAGAAGCACCCCGTAGGCACCACCGGCGGCGAAGAAGAACATACGCTTACTGTAGCTGAGATGCCTTCGCACAACCACGATACTTCAATGCTCTATGGCAATACTTGGGGCAGTGGCAACCAATGGACGGCATACTCCAGTGGCGATGTAACAAACTACCGCTTTAGAGTAGACGCAACTGGTGGCAACCAGCCACATAACAACATGCCGCCTTATCGCTCGGTCTTCATGTGGGAGAGGACAGCGTAAATGTATGCCATGAACTACGCAGGGCAAGAGCTCCACAACCCGCGTACGAATATCCAAATCTTAAGCGGAGAGCTGAAAGAAGAGTCGGGACAATCCCCGACTCTTACTTTTAAGGTGGCACCCACACACCCGCTCTGGTCTGCTTTTGGCCATGATGCAGTCATGGCCATTGAGCGCGAAGTGGAACTGAAAGAGGTTGAGAGCGGAGAGGTGCTTTTTCGTGGCCGTGTGCGCTCTGTGTCTATGACCATGGATGGCGCAAAGAAGATAGTCTGCGAAGGATCGCTCGCGTATCTTAACGACACGACCGTGCGGCCTTACAAGACCTATGACACGACTGAGATTGACTGTCCCATCAATGCACCAGCGGAAGCCGACAAGCTTTTTCTTTGGTTTATCGACCAGCACAATGTACACGTGGCAAACAACTGTGAGCGTTTCCGCGTCGGCATCAATGCCGGCATAGACTACGGACGTCTGAGCCGTGGTACCGGCAGCCGTCCGACCACGATAAAAGAGATGCGCGATAAGCTTACCAAGCTCTGTGGGGGCTATTTCCGCGTACGCTACGATGACTATGGCTCTCTTATCGACTGGCTGCCCTCTCGCGGCGCTGCGGAGTCTACACAGGCTGTAGAGCTCAGGCAAAATCTTTTAGATCTCTTAACCAGCACTGACGGCAAAGACATCTTTACCGCTGTTGTGCCGGTGGGTAAAGCCGGCGAAGGAGAACACGAGCATGATGTCACCATCGATGACGGGGAGAAAGACGGTATCTATGTAGCTGTCAGCCCTGACTACTACATCCTTGGCGATGCTATTGTCGATAAGGCTAAAGCAGAGCATTATGGAGTCATCGAGAAAACCGTCCAGTATCGTGACATCTCAGATAAGAAGCAGCTAGCGGAGAAGGCTATGGCAGAGCTCGCAGCAGCGCGCTTTGATGATGCCATCGAGGTGTCAGCCTTTGACCTGCACTACGCAGATAAGAGCATCCGCCCCATTAACTTCCTTGAAAGAGTATCTGTCGAAAGCAAGCCACACGGACTGTCTCGCATGATGCTTTGCGTGGGCCGTACGATTGATATCTGTGACCCTACTCACACAAAGTATAAGTTCGGAGCCGTTGCATCTACGCTCACTAAAGAAGGTACAGCAGCACAAGACGACACAGACGCTCAACAACGCCGCGTCACAGCGCTCTCAGCGTCCACACGTACCATCGCAGAAGACACAAAGAAAACCACTATCAAGGTGGCCGAGGTAGATGACCGCGCTGTCAAGGCTGACAAGAAAGCCGAGGAAGCCAAGAAGACTGTCGTCAAGGTGGAAGAGCAAGCCACTACGGCGGCTAAGAAGGCGGATGCTGCGGCGTCTAAGGTGGAAGAGGTAAGCACCAAGGCCGAGAAGGCAGCGCAAGCCGTCACGACGGTTGTATCTGATGTTGCAGCGGCTAAAGCAGCAGCGACAGAAGCCAAAGAGACCGCAGACGCAGCCGGTCAAGAAGCGCATGACGCCAAGACACAAGCCAAGACTGCAGCCACACAAGCTGCAGCAGTAGACGGCAAGGCCACAGAAGCAAAGCAAATAGCCAGTGCAGCCGGTACAGTTGCCACACAAGCAGAAGAGACGGCTACAGCCGCTAAGCAAGCAGTGGACAAGCTCGGTAATGCCTTTAACACCGATGCAGACGGAGCGCACGTAGGGGCTAAGCAAGGACTACATACCACCACAGACAGCCAAGGGCTGCACGTCATGCGTGGAAATGTAGAGCTGGCAACCTTTACGGAGAAGCTCGTATCACTTGCACGTACTGCTAAAGACGCAGTTATCAAGCTTGTTGGCGACACGCTCAAGATTTCCGCTGAGCAAAAGACTGACGAGCTGGGAACCTACCAGCAAGTAAAGTGGGAGTCAGAGTCATTACATATAGAAAATAGCATGGATTTTTGTATTACTGCTGGCAGTATTGAATGTCACGTCGAAAGTCTTAACCATAGTATCGATGCAGGTTTTAATGGAAGTCAATTTTGGCTATCGTCACAAAAATCTGATGCAACGGACAATGTAAGCGCAAATGGTGATCTTAAACATTTGATAAACCTGCTCACCGTCACACCATGGGTCACGATGAAGGTAACAGATGGTTCAAATGTCATACCTCGAGCGTATCTCAAATGGCGCATCTATGGCGGTTTCCTGCTCTTGGATGTGTATGTCCCAGCCGGATACTCCGGTGTGCATACCGTTGAGAAGCTTCCTGAAAAGTGGCGTCCGGCTGACAGTAACTACGTCGTACTTGCAACGCAGCAGGCAGAAGGTACTGCTGGCGTATGGGTTGATGGCGTAGGCGGCTCATACGGTGACATATGGGTCTACAACTCACGCTCAGATAAATACTGTAGCGGGCTATGCCTTGTCATGCCTAAGGCTTTTGCGTAGGGGAGGTGAGTATATGGAGACGAATATAGACAAGCTCGAAGCTGACCTCAGCGCCTTGCGAGGTGAGGTTATCCGAATCCAGTCAACCGTTGATGACCACGAAAAAGAGCTGCGAGCACTCCGCGAGGTATACATCCGGCACGACGAGAAGCTAGACAACATCAACACAAAGGTTGGCGAGGTCTTACTAAAGGTTAATAGCCTGACAGAGCTACCTGCTCAGCGGTGGAACGACACCGTTAAAACCGTCATTAGCATTATCGTCACAGCAGTTGTGACGTTTGCAATTACAAAGTTAATCGGTCAGTAAAGGAGAAAATCATGATCAATTTAACCGTACGTATGAAGAACAAAGCTTTTTGGCTAGCCATTGTGCCGGCTGTCCTACTCTTGGCACAGGTATGTGCGGCACCCTTTGGATATAAGTGGGATTTTGTCGTACTGAACCGTCAGATTGCAGACATTATCAATGCCGCTTTTGCGGTGCTTTCCATCCTGGGCGTTGTCACCGACCCAACGACCGCAGGATTTGGCGACTCTGAGCGGGCTATGAGCTACACGGCACCTGGTGTGACGACGCAGGAGGGGAAATAATGAATTTTACCGGAGAGATTGAAGCAGATGCATACATCCCGACAAGTGCATACAGTAAGGGACGAGACGGTCACAGTGTGCGCTATATCGTTATCCATCATGAGGCAGCTGTAGGACTTGACGGAGCCGCTATCACAGCCATGTGGGACAGGATGCAGGCGCAAAGCGCTCACTACTCCATAGATTCCGCGGGCACGGTCACACAGCATGTTTTAGAGGCTGATACAGCCTGGGCGTGTGGGCGCTGGGTGGCGAATTGCGAGAGCATCAGCATCGAGCACGCCAACAACTCTACATCCCCGTGGACGGTCGCAGAAGCGACACTTGAGAGCGGTGCGCACCTTACGGCGGCACTCCTTATCAAGTATGGACTAGGCTATCCCGAGTGGGGCGGCAACGTCCGGCCACACCGCCAGATTGTAGCCACCGCATGCCCTGGCGAGCTTGCAGAAAGTCAAAACGCCCACTTTATGGAGCGCGTGTGCTACTGGTACGAGGTTATGACGGGGAGCCGCTCGACGAGCGCTCCCGGTTGGCATACCGACGGCAAAGGCTCATGGTGGTATCAGACGGGCGAGAGTGCAGACGAGTACGCTATCGGCTGGTACGAGGTCGACGATAAGTGGTACTACTTCAATGCGTCTGGCTGGATGATGACCGGCTGGGTACACGAATCGCACACCGGCGAGAAGCTCTGGTACTACATGGATGACTCCGGAGCCCTGGTAGCCGATAAGTGGATCGAGTACAAGGGGAGCTGGTATCTCTTAGCGTCTGACGGCCACATGCTCACCGGCAAGGTGGAGCGCGACGGCAAGATGTACTATCTCGACGGTACAGGACGCATGGTCACGGGCTGGTATCACGATACCGGCGATGGCCGCGATATCTGGTACTACTTCGACGAGGACGGCCACATGGTCACCGACTGCATCTACGATGTTGGAGCTGGCAAGCTCTGCGCCTTTGACGCCGACGGCCACATGATGACAGATGATGTGACTGTCACAATTGACGCATCCGGCTACTTGTCCGGTATTAAGGCTTAGACGCGCGCCCGACGGCTAAAATAAACTCCCTCTCGCTTCGTGCGGGAGGGGGTATTTTCATGTCCCAAGCGCGTCCTAAGTATCGGTTTTAGTGGGAAATTGTGAACATTACCGAATACAAACAAGCAGTTAAAACGCTTATGTGTATAATAGAATACTATTCGCTACACTTTAGGTGTTCATGCCGTTTGTGTGTTTATGCCAAAGGGGTTACCGGTGATTAAGCTTGTTCTTTCTGATATGGATAATACGCTCATTCCGTTTGGCAACAGGCATCCGTCTGCGCGTACAAGAGCGGCGATTCACGATCTTCTCGATACCGGAGTACTTTTTGGCCCCGATACGGGGCGCGATTACGTTGAGCTGATGCGTCTTTTTGCCATGGACGAGGCTTGCTTTCAGACGGGCATCATTTCAACCGGCAAGCGTATTCGCGTGCGGGGAACCTACGTTTCGCAGACGATCATTCCGCACGACGTGTTGTGCGGAGTGCACCGGGCACTGCTCGATGAGCTTGACAAGTTCTTGGTGTGTTATCCCCTTGAGACCAATCTTTTGAACCCGGCCTATGCCATCGGAGACATCAATCCGGATGACCTGGCTTTTTGCGAGAAGCGCTTCACGTTTAACGGTGCCATTGTGCCTGAGGTTCCCGACATTGATTTTGTAGCCGCAACCATTGCGTGCATGGGTGGCCCAAAAGAGATGGAGCGAACACGTCGGATTATTGCTCAGGCGTGCCCCGCCATTGATCTGGTGAGTCCGGTGCCAAATTGGTTCGACGTTTTGCCAAAAGGCGTTTCCAAGGCATCCGGCCTAGAAGTTCTTCTCAAGGCAACCGGCTTCGGCTACGATGAAGTTGTTATTTTTGGTGACGCCGAGAATGATCTTGAGATCCTCAAAAAAGTTCCGTACTCGGTTGCGGTTGCCAATGCAACACCGGAGGTGCTCCGTACCGCAAATTACGTGGTAGGAGCCTCGGAAGATGACGGAGTTGCGTGCGCACTTGAGGAGATTACTCGCGCTACCAAGGCAGGGGAGATGCCTCGATTTTTGATGGGGGAGTAAAATGATTAGGCTCATTGCATCAGACATGGACGGTACGCTTCTTGATGAGTATGGAAATGTCCCGCCCGAGACGTTTGAACTCATTCATGCACTTCGTGAGAAGGGCATCCACTTTGTGGCTTCGTCCGGTCGCCGCTACGATACTTTGCGCTGGATGTTTGAGCCGGTTGCCCATGAGATAGATTACGTTGCGTCGCTTGGCACGCAGGTGTACGCCGATGATATCGTGCTCGATCGTGAGGTGTTCTCCACGGCTGCCATCAAGAAGCTCTTTGCATTCTCCCAGGAATTTGATTGCGTGCATCTTGTGGTATATGACCGCGATCACACCTATCTTCTGGATGACTATTCCGCATTCGTGCGCGAGCTTGACAAAGATCTTCCAAATGCGGAGCGCGTGTTCGATCCTCCCTCGCCGGACGTCAGTGTCATTAAGGCCGCGGTTTGCTGTGACACTCGCGTTAAATCCATGGACATGGCCATGATTCTTGAGCGTGAGCTGGGAGAGCGTTTCTCGTTTATGCCATCGGGCGATACGTGGATTGACGTGGTGCCGCGCGGGGTCAACAAGGCAACGGGTCTTGAGCAGATCCGGCAATACTATGGTTTTAAACGAGACGAAATTCTCGCCTTCGGTGACTCCATGAACGACTACGCCATGCTTCGCTATGCGGGAACTGCGGTTGTTATGGAAAATGCGCGTTATGCGCTCAAGCAAATTGCCTCGCGTGTGATCGGCTCCAATACCACGCAGGCCGTACAAGCAGAGATGAAGAAGATGCTTGAGAGCCTGCAGTAATATCGCTGCTAAAATTTCATGAGATGTCGGTAATCGGTTTCTTTAAGCCGGTTACCGGTTTTTAGCCATCGATTTTTTTCATCAAAATCCAAATGACGGATTCATGCCGTGGTTTTTCGCTATACTAGACCATGGATTATTGGCGCTATAGCAAATAACTTATCGATATATACAGAGAAGAGGAGTCAATATATGAAGGAAGATCACAAGACATCGCGTCTGGTTCTTTCGGGTCTGCTTTCGCTCTCGCTGGCTACCGCATCATTTCCGGCAGTAGCGCTTGGCGAGCAGACCGGCGTAGCAGAAACATCTGCCGCAACGGCACCCGCCGCAAGTTCGACGACGGAGGGCGCCTCCGCACCTTCTGCATCGGCATCGACGGAGGGGGGGTCTGCAACGGAAGCTTCCCCAAGTGCGGCAACGGAGTCTACGGGTACCCAAGAGGCTCCCACGGCTTCTGAAGCACCGACGGCCACATCTACGACACCTGCAGCTCCTGCAGCTCCGGCTCTTACGATGCTTGCCGTTCGTTCTCCGCTTGCGGCAACCGAGCTTTACGTTAATTCCGCAACCGGCGCGGATACCAACGACGGTTCCTCTGCGGCGCAGGCATTCAAGACCATCGAGAAGGCCGTTGCTGCTGCAAACGCAAATCCTTCGGTGACCGCCATTCACGTTCAGGGTGACTTTACGCTGTCTTCCCGTCAGACGCTCACCAACGTTACGCTGAACTTCTCGGGTGATACCAACATCAAGGCCGTCAACGGCGCCGGCTTTGATCTCAAGGGCACGGCAAAGGTGAATGCGTCCGGCGCAACCGTTACCTTCGACGCTCCCAACGACGGCTATACCTTCCGTCTGTATGATTCTGCGGAGATTAATGACGGTCATTTTGTTTTCAAATACGGCAACAACGGCTTTGCCTTCCATATGCCCGCCGGCAGCAACGGTGCGCTCAAAGGTTCTTCTCGCGGAGCCCTTTCCATGGACATCACAAACGGCATGTTCATGAACAATTCCCAGGGCAACATTATTGAGAATGCCAAGATTGACCAGCGCTATACCGGTAGCAAGTGGCAGCTTTACGAATGGAACGGCTTCAAGCTTGTGAACTCCGATCTCAGCGCAACCCGCCTTCCGTTCTACTTCAAGTCGCCCTTCTCCATGGATAACTCCACGTTTACCATTGATGCAAACGGAGTAAAGTGGCAGACCGGCCTGGCCATTCCTTCCGACGCCACTCCCGGAGAGATACTCATTACCAATAACTCCAAGCTTACCGTCAAGAATGCCAATGGCCATTGGCGCTCAAAAGGCATTACGATCGGTCATTCGGGCGTGACTTTCCGCGTGAACAACGGCTCTGTCGTTGACGCATCGTCCGACACAAACGGCGGTCTTAATGTCAACGCGGGAACCGCCATCTTTGAGGACGGCGGAACCTTCCACGGCCAGGACAACTCCGGTGCCCAGGCGGGCGCACAAGCGGGTGCGCACCTCATTTTCAAGGGCGATTCGCTCTTTGACACGCTTGCTGGCGAGGAGCAGGACAACGGTCTTGGACAGTCTACCGGCGGATATGTGGTCATGGGCGGTACGCACCGCGTCAAATACGACGACACATATCAAGGCGGTAAGGCCATTCCTACGACCGATGCCGACCACGGCAACGAGAAGCTCATGCTCTTTACCCTTACCGACACGTCAAAGACCGAGCTCACCGCAAAGCCTCTGACAGGCGGCGATTACACCTACAAGGTAAAGAACGCTTCTGCGGACGGCAAAAAGCACGTTTGGATGCCGTTTGCCAAGGTTTCCGTAACGCTCAACAACAACAACGCCACCTTTGTCGACGGTACGCGCGCCGACAAAAACACCGTTGTCATGCGCGGCAACAAGATTGACGACGCAACGCCGGAGAAGTCCGGCTATGATGACGTTACGTCCGGCACTTTTGCGGCTCCCACTGACCCCAATGGCATAACGTTCCTTGGCTGGTTCTATAAGGATTCCAACAATGTCGAGAAGCCCTTCTCGGCTGACGCAGCCATTGATACCGATACGACGGTTTATGCCAAGTGGGATGCCCACACCGTCGTCTACGACAACGGCAACGGCGTAACCTACACTCAGAACATCAAGGCCACAGAGGCGAGCGGAGCGCTCCAGAGCTACGACGACGTGGTGACCAACAAGCCTGAGTTCAAAGTTCCCGGCAAGACCTTTACCGGCTGGACCGTGACGCATGAAGACGGCTCTGTCTACGACGTTGCCGGCAAGCTTTTCCAGGCCAACGATTCCGTAACCTTTGGCAGCCAGGAGAAGGTTCTTTATGCCAAGGCCAACTACACACAGGACGAGTACACGGTGCGCTTCTCGGCAAACGGCGGTACGTTTGCGGATGCAAGCGTCTTTAAGCAGCACCCCGAGCTCTTTGATATCTCCACCGACGAGCTGGGCGGCGAAGTTGCCACCGTCAAGCAGAAGGCTCTGTACGACCAGAAGCTTTCCGCACTTCTCGATAAGACCATCCGCGAGCAGCTTTCTCCCGATGGCATTGCAACGCGCATGGGCTTTATCCCCGGCGATCGTCTGATGTGGTATGACACGCCGCTTTTCAACACCGGCGGATACAACTTCAAGGATCATACGAGCTGGTTCTGGACTACGCCTGGCGCTGATCCGGCAATCCAGAAAGACATGACGTTCTACCTCAAGTGGACCGAGGACCCAACGGTCCAGAAGGTTGAAGCAACGCTTGATCTTCCTTCCGATCTCTACGGTCCAAGCCAGGCGGATTCGCCCAATCCCTTTATGGTGGACGCCGATGGCTACAAGACCTTCTCGCTGACCGGCCTTATCAACATGAAGTCCGTCCAGGAGAAGATGCAGGAGATTGAGAACCTGTATCCAAACGATGCGGCACACCCCGAGAACATCAAGCTTTCCGGCACACAGTGCACCTTTAAGGCGGAGCTGACGCTTCCTGACGGCGTGACAGTTCCCGAGAACGCTTCCGCAAGCGTTGAGGGCCTTGGCGACAAGTTCGAGGTCAAAGAGACCAAGGTCGAGGGACAGAAAGTAACCGTGACCTTTGCGCTCAAGGGTGGCGACATTCACAATTACGCCGAGCTCAAGGTAGCCGTTGACTCCATGGGTGATGCCAATGGTGACGTCAAGGCAACCGTTGACGGGTTCAAGCTTGACCCCGACAAGGTTTCCAACGGCGACGAGCTTACGGCAGTAGGCAAGGTGTCAGGCACCTTTACGTCCTTTGCCCAGAATCCCGCCGGCACCACGAAGTTCTTTAACTTTACGTGGAACGGCAAGCAGCGCGATGAGGGTCGCAGCATTCTCTCCACCGATCAGGCTGCCATCGAGCAGACCATTGTTGCCAGAAAGGCCGAGCATAAGGACGTTAAGACCGATATGCTTATCAACGGCGACACTACTTCTGATCATGTGTATGAGGCCAAGAAGGGCGATACGCTGAAGTTTACTGCCCAGCTTGACGCAACGCCGATTCAGGACCAGATGAAGGCCATTGAGCAGAAGTACAACATTGATCCAAGTCGCTACGACCAGATCAGCATTCACGACCTTGGACCTCAGTGCACCTTTACCACAACCTTTACCGTCCCCGACGCGATGGCCGGCTACCTGACCGATAACGTTGCCGATTACAAGCTGACGGGCACGAACGCCTTCGATGTTACGAGCGCGGTGCTTTCCAACGGCGGCAAGACGGTTACGCTGACCATGACGCTTAAGAGCGGGTACACCAACTACGCCGAGCTCCGCAAGGCGATCATCGATGAGACGCAGCCTAAGCTTGAGCTTGAACTTCCGGCGTATAAGGTTCCCGAGAGCGCCGCAACCGACACCAACTACTCGGTTTCCGGTACGGTTTCGGGTACGTTCCTGGCTCACGTGAACCTTGGTAACCACCGGAAGGACTTTGCCTTCACGTGGTCGGGTGTTCAGGATCCTGCCGGTAAGGACTCCATCCTTGCAGATGGCGACGAGACCATCCAGACAACCTATAAGGTAGCCGCGGATCCAACGACGCCTGAAAATCCAACCAGCCCCGATCAGCCCAAGCCCAACAAGCCGGGCAAGCCCGGAAAGAAGCCTTCCAAGGGCAAGAAGTCCGCGGTTCCGTACATGGGTGACGCGGCGGCAATCGGTGGTATTGCAGCACTTGCAGCGAGCGGCCTTGCAGCTCTTTCGACGGCATTTGCAGTGAAGCGTCGTCGTCATAACGATTAAGCGAGAAGTTCTTCTCGTTGTGGTTGACTTTGTGCGTGTTGCGCGGTATAGTTCTTTCTCGCGCAACACGCGCTTCATAGTGCGGGGTGGAGCAGTCTGGTAGCTCGTCGGGCTCATAACCCGAAGGTCGTTGGTTCAAATCCAGCCCCCGCGACCAAAATTTCATCCCCTGTCCGCAAAAGCGGGTGGGGGATTTTTCTTGTTCAAGGCTTTAGCCTGTTGAGCGCGAGCAACGTGTGAAACATAAAACCGAGTCGTAATTAACCTGTGGAACGGTGCTTATATCATCCTCATCTCTGCTTTGATATGCTTCGAGAGAGTTAGTGTGCGAAGTCCTAAAAAATCTATTACTCAGATTCTTCTCATTTCGGTATTAATGAGAATGATATATTTTTGTAAAAAAATTGCATAAAAGTATAGTATTCATTATACTTTGAGTTGTGAAAGGAGAAGAAGGTATGTATAAACTCATTTCTCTTACGGTAGGTAACTTTCGATCGTTTTACAACCCACAGACCCTTACTCTTGACGGACGCAACGCTCATTCGGTGACTGCGATTTTCGGTCCTAATGCTGGGGGTAAGTCCAATATTGCCAAGGCACTTAGTGCTCTTATCAGTTGTATCAGGAGATCCTCCAATCCCAATTTTCGGCTTCCATACGAGCCTTTTTTACTTAAAGCAGGCGTAGACGAGAGGCCGTCTACGCTTGGCGTAGCCTTTTCTTTGGATGAAAGACGTTACGAGTATTCTGTGAGTTTTCTGGCTCATAAAGTTATCCATGAATTACTAAAAGAGCAATCCGATAATACAAATCGGATGAATAAGGTGTTCGAAAGAACGGATGATAAACTCAATCCTTACGCACGCCAGTACGGCTTTGGTAAGAGGCTTCTGGAAAGAACTCGTGAGGATACTCTGCTTATTACAAAGGGTCGTGAGGATAACAATGCGTACTCCAATATTATCTTCGGTCTCCTTGATCATATCAGTATTGTTTCTCCTAGTTCTGTTTCTCCTAGTTCTGGTGCACCAGCGCCTCTCTTCGTGGAAATGCTCAAGAGCGATGTGAATCTGCGCTCCAAGACTCTTGAGCTATTAAAGCGATGCGACTTTTCTATCAGAGACATTAAGTTTACCGACACGGCCTTGCCTGAGGACATTTTCGATCAGCTGCCCGTTCAGATTCCTTCCGATATCAAGAGGGCGATGATAGAGCAAGGTACTACAACCTTTACCACGGTGCATGCTGTCCGCGATGAGGAGCAAGAGATTGTTGGCTCGCGAGACCTCGACTTCTGGGCTCAAGAATCAATGGGTACTCAAAAGTTCTTTGAGGTAGCCGTTCCTATTATTGATGCGCTAGAGAATGGCAAGACCATCTTCATTGATGAATTCGGTACCTACATTCATCCAATGTTGACCCATGCCATCGTATCGTTGTTTGGAGATTCCAGCAGCGATGACGCCTACATGGTCCTTATGACTCACGGCACAACGATGTTGCGGGAGCTTGCACGCAATGAGGTTGTACTTGTTGAGAAGAACTATGCCGAAGAATCCTTTATCACACCTCTAATTGATTTGGGAGTCCGTGACGGCGAGGCCTTTGAGAAACGCTATCTTGCCGGGCTTTACGGCGGCGTTCCCATCATTGAGGGGTAGGAATGTGATGGTGAGCAAGAAAAACGGGAGAAGATATCTGCTCATCTGCTGCGAAGGGAAGACGGAGAGGGAGTATTTTCTGATTCTCAGGAGGCTCTACCGTATTTCCGCGGCACAGGTTTCGGTTATTGGAGAAAAGGGTCAACATAAGATACTCATTGATAGAACGATTGAAGAACGTGATAGGCTCTGCGAAGACATGTGTATCAATCAGGACGAGGTCGAGTGCTGGGCAGTTTGTGATGATGACAACATGCCATTCCCCTATGCGGAGCTTAAGGATTACGCTGGGAAACGTGAGGTAAAACTTGCCTTCTCCCGTCCGCAGTTCGAGGCGTATCTGCTCCAGCATTTCGAGCAGTCTTCGTTGTATGATCAGGAGGAGCTTTATGAGAGGCTTAGTGATTTCGCATCAAGCGTTCCTGATCAAAACGAGAAATACGATAAGGCGGATTTGAAGTGGCTAGGCGCATTAATTGATGCTAAGCCTAAGCTCGTGGACATCGCTCTCGTTAATGCTGACCAAAGAACAAAGCAGTCGAGAAGAGTTTTTCTTACTGTACAAAATCTTGTTAGGCGGATGAAGGAGCTCAGTAAGCATTAGGTGCGCTTAACTCGTTGAATGTGTATGTGATTGTGAATATAAGATAATTTAAGCTTTTTGCTTAGTCAAATTCTTTTGATTAATCGAGTACATTTTTCTTGCATAATGATGAATTTCTGTCTGACAGAAAAGGGATGCTTGAAAGCGTTCGAGGATAGTTTCTGGCTCTATACCTAAATGCAGCATAACTGCTCCATAACAAAGAACTTTAGCTGCCACGGTGAGAGAATAAAGTTCCTCATCAGAGAGTATATTCGATTTATCAAGTGCCGATGTCTGGTGTACATAGGCATTGCGACTTCTGCGGAGATCTTTAAGGAAACGAGATTTATCGGGAATAATGTAGTCGGCAAATGGACCTAGTTTTTCTACGAGAGAGTTTGCATAGTAGTTAGCTGGAGGGATGTTGTTATTAACCTTTTGAAGGATCCAGTGGATATCTACATCATCCTCAAAGCACTTCTCTATCTGAGCTTTAATTCTTTGAAGTCGATCACTTGCTATATCTTGAGTCTTTTCTCCTACGCGGGAAATGGCTTCGAAGGCACCTGAAACCGTAGTAAACATTGGATTGAGCCAATTGATTTCGTTATTATCGTGGATGCCAATTAGAGTTATTGCAGCACGCTTTGCATCACCATCTAGATTTATCCAGCTTTCAAAAAAGTTTCTATGCAATTGAGAAATAAAACCAAAAGGCAGAGGCATACAATTCAATTGATCTTCGCCTGGTTTTTCTTCTCCTTCTATCAAAGGAAGGAAGTAGAGAGCATCTAAATCGTCCTCTGTTTTGATTTTTATTTCGTTAATAGAACATCTAAAACCCATACAAAAATTAAGCATCTGCCATAACGGATAAACCCACCGACTCATAGCATCGTCGAGAGGTTCCGTGTGGTTAGTAAATTCAATGTGTAGATGCATATCGCTTTTCATACTAAATTCCTGTAGAGGAAGATGTCCGCCTTTTTCGGTTATGACTGGCTGTAGGGATATGCTCACGTTGTTATTCACAAGCAAGGGCAGCTCCTCTAGGTCGTTACAGCACCAGATTCCGTTGGTTTTTACCCACTTGTTATTTTCATATGTGGATGTGATGTTTCCAAGGTTTGCTCCTGTCCAGTTCCAGAGGCCTGATATTTGAAGTGTCAAACTTTGAATACTTGGATTTGGTGGGATAAAGTTGGTTTTACACACCAATGCGGAGGTGGCTGTCAGATCTTCTCGTTTGGTTCCTGGCGCTGAAAAACTAGGGCCAAATGTTGATAAATCTGTAAGGGTAATTCGTTCACCTGTTTGGCAAAATCCAAAAGCTACAGGCGCTTTGATTGGATCAGTGCCACATGTAATCACTCCATTGACAGGAGCTTTTTCAAGAAGACATCCCATAGGGATAGTGAGTTCAAAACTCTTTCTGGTGAAGTGAGCAATTCCTTGAATTCCATCATGTAGAAAGTCCGCGTCTTTGTCCAACGCCCAAAGCGCTGCCGAGAAATCCCTATCCTTCAATTTACCCTAGCATCTCCTATCATCTGAGCTAATGCATCTTTTTCTAATGGTAGAATTGACAAGTGTGTTTAAGATGTATTTACCCATAAAAATAGATGTATGAGCTGGAGTCCTTGTAGCTTAGTCGTTAGAAAACTGACGTGCTTGTTCGAGAAAGTATTCGAGCAGGTTGAAAATATGAAGAAGTAAGAAGGATAACCTCATGGAACAGGGGCGAGGAATATGAACAGTCCGTATGGATCAATTTGGCGCAAGTGGGATTTTCATGTACATACTCCGTACTCGATTCTTAACAATAAATTTGGATGCAACGCTGAGGAACCTAAAGATTTTGATAAATACGTTCAAGTTTTATTCTCAAAGGCTCTGGAAAAAGATGTTTATGCAATCGGTATAACGGATTACTTTTCCATTGACGGTTACAAGTGCTTAAAAAATAACTATCTCGATAATGACGAAAAGCTTGCTGAGCTCTTTCCCGATGAGGACATGCGACATCGAATTAAAGAGATTTTTGTGTTTCCCAATATCGAGTTACGCCACGATACGTTTATTGAAGGCACGAACTCAGGGAGAAAGAATATTGATATCCATGTCTTGTTTTCCAACGAAATTGATCCAACAACAATAGAACAAAGCTTTTTGCATCAGTTAACGGTTAAGGTGAGTCCAGGTGTGCAGCCACTCACTCATGAGGGAATCGAAAAAATAGGAAAGACTGTCAGAGAGGATAATGGTGGAAAGGGAGACGACTATTCTCTTGGTCTAAAGCATGTTTCTATCAGCTATGAGGAAGTCCACAAATTACTGGAGTCATGTGATGACTTTAAAGATTCGTATGCAGTTGCCACTGCGGTAGATGAGAATCTCGCAGAAGTGCCATGGAATGGAAGAGATTACCTTAGAAGAAAGAGTATCTATTACCAGTCCAACTTCTATCTCACATCGAATGAGGCAACCCGCAAGTGGGCACTTGCAGAAGGCGAAGAAGAAGATCGAATTAAAGAGTTTGGCTCCATTAAGCCTTGTATTTGGGGATCGGATGCTCATAGTTTTGATCGCATGTTTGAGCCTTCTGAACGTCGCTATTGCTGGATAAAGGCCGACACTTCGTTTGAGGGCTTATTACAGGTGCTGTGCGAGCCTAAGGATAGGGTGTACATCGGTAAAAACTGCCCATCAGCTCTTGACCCACATCGAATAATTGAGTCAATAACGCTTAATGGCGAAGACTATAAAGGCAGGAAAGTTGTATTCAATGAGGGATTGACCTGCATAATTGGCGGTAGATCTACAGGTAAATCACTTCTTATACGTCAGCTTGCTCATGCAATTAATCCGACCTATGCAGCAGAGCAGGAAAAACACTCATCTCTAGAGCCGCTACGGATGCTAGCGGATTCTACAGTTACTTGGAAAGATGGCCTGAGTGGCGAAGCACGACAGATAATTTATTTGCCTCAAACATATCTCAACCGTACTGTAGATAACCCAGAATTAAATGAGGGTGCAAGTAAACTCATTGGTGACGTACTTCTTCAAAACGAGAAAGTTGAAGCTAGTTACAAAACGCTAAATTCGAAACTGGCAGCTATCAACAATACTGTTAATGTAGAAATAAATAAATATTTCGATACAAAAGAAAAAATTGGATGTCTTGTACAAGAGCGCCTAAAAGAGGGTACTTCAGCTCAATTCAAAAAGACGGTACACGACCTCGAAGAGCAAGTAAAACAGCTAATGGACACCTCGTCTGTTACGCCAGAAGAATTAGAGGAATATGCCGGATTATTAACCGAAATTGAAAAGAAACGTGGCGAAGTAAAGCGGCTTAGTAATGATATTAACGGTCTAAATGCATTGCCCACACCAACGCTCTCAATCGACGAGTCCCTTATTGACGATTCTAACTTAACTCAACTTACACCTAGCGTTGCAGACCAAATTCAACAGGTAGTCGATAAAATTAATTCGGCTGTTCAGCCTATGTGGAAGCAAGAGCTTGCGCAAATTAACACTGACATTAATGTCAAACTGCAGGAGACTATTAAAGAAGGTAAAGCGTTAAAAGCAAGAATTGAAACTCTCCGGCCTAAAGTAGAGCAGAATGAATTACTAAAGAAGACGGCAGATAGGCTTGCAAAGGAAAGGGAATGTTTAAAAGCTGCGCAGGAAAGGGAAAAGCGCATTGAAGAACTCCAAAAAGAACAAGAGGAGAGTTGCAAGGTTATTTTGTCTGCTCACGATTTAAGAGGACAGGCATATATAAGTTATTGCGATGTGGTCAAAGGCGACACAAGCGGTCTATCTGAAGAGTTGGAGTTTTCCGCTGAACCGATCTGGAAGTTCAACGATTTCATCGAGAGACTTCGTGCTCTTATTAATTTTAGAAGTCTGGCTGGATTTAGGAAAGAAACTAAATTTGATCTTCAAAATCTAGATGAAGATGAATTTAATAATGTTAGAAAAGAGTTGTTGATGCAGATTTGGGATGCAGTAGTAAATCCCGTCTCCTCCAAGGAGATTAAACTGCGTCAAGGCATTAATAGTCGTGACTTAGTCAATGTCCTATCTGATGATTGGTATAACATCCATTATGTAGTAAAAAATGAGGGTGACGATTTGAAACAAATGTCACCAGGTAAGAAGGGGCTTGTTTTATTAGAGTTGATTGTTGAACTAGAAAAGGGGACCTGTCCCATCTTGATAGACCAGCCGGAAGATGATCTTGACAACCAGTCTATCTATACGAACCTACGCAGCTTTATTAAAGAAGCCAAATGTAGGCGCCAGATTATCATTGTGACTCACAATGCAAACATTGCCTTAGGGGCAGATGCGGAAGAGTTGATTATCGCCAACCAAGACGGCGCCGGCAATAAAAATAGGTCAGCAAAATTTGAATATAGAAGTGGTTCAATTGAAAACAATGTACAGGATAAAGAACAGAGTGAGTATTACCTAGATCAGTGCAGCATCCAGGAGCACGCCTGTCGCATCCTTGAGGGTGGCCGCGAGGCTCTGGAACGCAGACGTAAGAAATATCAGCTCAGCTAGATGCATGTATCGCAACCAGACATACGTTTAAGAAAATCTCATTATATTTCAGAAGCAAAGTTTGAACTGCTATTCGATTGAACGCACCGTCCCCCGGGAGTCGAAGCTCGGGGGACGGTGCAATTAGAGCATACCGAGCCGTTATGGTGGTGGAGAAACGCCCGGCTCTCGCCGACGACGGGCATGCTCACAATGTCGAATCTCATTGGAACAACTCCAGCAAGTAAGCATGCCATAGAACTTTTTACGACGCTATCTCTAAAGACTTAGAGTCAATTGATGCGATCGTCCTGCTCTGATCCTGAAGGCTTGGGACAGCTGCTTTTGGGTCACCTCCTGTCGTTGAGGATATTCTCGTGGTGGCGCAGGAGGGCCTTCTCGGAGCCCGTCACCAGAAGGCTCACGATGTCGTAGCGGATGCTGGTGAGTCCTTCCACCTCGGTCTCGACGAGGTATGCCGCCATGATGTACTCGAAGTGCTCCAGGTTGGGCTCCTCACGGGGCATGTCGTAGCCCCCGCACTTGGTTGCGGTGTCCACGAAGACGATCTCCTCATCGTCCATGGCGATATAAAGTCGATGCTGTCCGAGCCGTGCGCCCAGCCCTCTTCCAGGACCTCGATGCCCCTGTGCTTCAGGTACGTGCGGATTACCTCGTGTGATCTCTCATTGATGTTCTTCCCATGGATGTCTGCCTCCTCATGTTGGGGCTCGCCCCCCTGGCGCGCCTTGTGGTGCGGATGGCGCCTGCAGAAAAGCGGCAGTGCAAGGGATAAAAGCAAAACGCGGAAGCGCCTGAGTTTTCCGAGGGACGCTTGCGGCTCTCGGAAAAGTTTTGCGGCCCTTGTGCGGACGCGATTGTGGGCGAGTCTTCTCCCACAAGACGAGATGAGGTGAGGGCGTGTGCGGAGATTGCTCGTGGGAATGCGGTGATGAGACTGCTGCGAGGTGCTATGTACCTGGGATATTACCGGGGCGTCTGGTGGAGGCGCGGTGAGCTGACTGGCTGTTGACGGCTTCGTTGGACGACGGGGTGCTTGTCTGGATGCCGTGCGATGTGCGGCGGCCATGCCCATGAGGTGTCTGGCCACTTCGTGCCGTCGTGGTGTGTGGAGGTTCGGCGTTCGCTATGGCGTTGTGACTTACGGCGGGTTCAGAAGGCCGCTCCGCTACCACGCTGATCGTTCCGACGGGAGGTTGACCCATACGACTGTCCTTGTCTTCGGACTCAGGGCAGGGTCGGTCGCAGGCGAAAAGGCATGGAAGTGGGTACAAGTTGTACCCACTTCCAACAATATTTATCTGCTATTGGCCTACAGGTTTGCCCGCCTACTCTTTGGCATCCCTGATGTCGCGCGCATACGGCTTCCAGAGCGGGCACTCCTGCCAGCCTTTGGTGAAGCCCATGCGGCGGAGCTCACCGAAACTAAGGCGACTCAAAAGTTTGAAGAGACGATCGCGCCAGAATGTCTCGGGCGCGATGTGCTCCAGCAGATAGCTCAGGATTGTGAGGATGCCAAACATGTTGTCCGACCTCACGCTGAAGGGCTCGTGCCATTCCGGATACTTCGACCGCTTGGGAATGATTGGTCTGGTGCCGATGCCCCTGTTCCAGAGACGGCCATGGTGTGCGCATATGTTACGTACCGTATTTATGGTCACGAGCCAAGATTCCAGCACGCGCGAGCTTACACCCAAGTCGTTTGCGAGCTTGTTCCTGATTTCAGTTGGTGCACCGCTGAAGAGCCTGAGCATGGTGCCGAAGTCCATCAGGTTGACGAGTATCCAGTAGGGAGGAAGTTCGTGCTCGTCGCTATAGGCCTTTTTGAAGTGGAGGGCGAAGGGCTCACGTGAGCGTCTGAGCTCATCCTTGCAGCGCGCTATAAACTTGTCATATTCGCCCTGTTTGAGCCTTGGCAGGCTGTTAGCGTCGAGGAATCCGAAGGCGCCGGTCTCCCTAGCAAGTTCGTATGCGAGCTGTGTGCGGAAGTAGACCTCCACGCGCTCTATGGCGTCGAGTACGACAAGCCTGAACTGTCGGTCGAAGATGTAGAGGCGCCAGATCTGGTCGAATGACGTTCCCTCGATAAAGTGCTCGTTCTGCATGTCATCCTGGTCGCCTTTTGGCTGGCGCTTAAAGATATACCAGTATCCGCTCAAGCGGTAGTAACCGATGTTGGCGAGGTGTCTGATAAGATTGTCGCGCTCGGCAACGAGACCACGCTCGTTGATGAGAAGGTCTGCCTGCTGCTCGAAGGACAGCCAAGGTTTCGTGTACGTTCCCACGGTGCTTATGTACCTCCAGACAAAGAAGACCCGCCAGTGTGCATGCTCGGAAGCAGAGGCCAGGCGGGTTTACTGACCACAGTGTATCATATCCATTGCGAGACGGCGCGGAAGAGCCAGCACACGAAGCGCCAGGCGAGCCTAAAGACGCCCATGTGAAGGCTCCTTCTTCTCTGTGGCGGCGAGAATCGCCTTGAGCTGGTCCACCGAGAAGCTGAGCGCGTATACCTCGTCCATCACGGGGTCAGTGTGTGAGAGGATTGTCTCCCATCGGTTACTGTTTCTCCGTCCCCTCAGGTCATGACTGGTGTAGGTAAGGTTTTGCATCCCTACTTCTTCCCATTCGGTTTTCAACAGCCGTTTCTGACCGACATTGTGACCACCAAATGACCGCCAAAACGAGGATGAAGATGTAGAAGAAGCAGATTCCTACAGAACGATGGAGACGCGAAAAAACATAAAACGCCTGTTCAGTGCAGTGTATCCAGGCGAGGTAGACGAGGGAGAATTTACGGAACCTCCAGCTTGACCCTCATAACCCGAAGGTCGTTGGTTCAAATCCAGCCCCTGTGACCAAAATCTCATCCCCTGCCTGCGGAAGAGGGTAGAGGATTTTTTGTAAGGTTTTAGTCTATTGAGCGCGAGCAACGCGCGGAGTATAAAACTACTTGCTATGCGGGCGGTTT